GCATCAGTGTGCGAGATGCGCAGATCAGTCGGGAGATTAATCCCCCGGCTGACGTTGCGCCGCAGCGACCCGGTTTTATCCGAGTATTGCAGCACGAACGGGATGGCGTTGATGGTCAGATCATTGTTCATATGGATATGATTTGCACTAACAATAGGTCCGAGGACCTAGGTGATCACTTACGTGATCGCTTAAGGTTCGCCACCAATTGGTGGAGCAGGGCACCCGCAAGGAGTGCCTGCTTTTTTCCAAACCTCCCACTCGACACAGGCTGGACGCTTGCGTCGAGCGGCTCACGGTGGTAGTACTTCATTGTAGTAGCTACAGTCTGGATTCCATCATAATTCGTGACCCAGTTTTGGTTGGTGTGCTTTACAGCACCCACCTTAACGTGCCACGATTCGGAACTCCATATATCTCTAACTTGCTTAGTGTTACCTGTTAAGGTTTCATTGAGCTGGTCAAAGATTCCCGATAGATCAACGAACCAATCAACTACAAAAGAGAACGGTATCCGTTCCCAGAGTAGCCAAGTTGGTCCAGGAGACAAGAACCTAGACATCAAGTAATCGAGCTGTTGAAAGCCCGACGTATTGAATTTCTGAGTTCTCACCCCCCGAACTCCAACTAGACGAAGTGGAGCACCTAGGGTAAATAACCTAGGGTGCCACCACGTCAAGTTGGGTGATTCAGGGGGGTCTATGGGACTGTAGCCTGACATAGCTTCGGTACCGGTCAAAGACCATGTACCAACAGCTTTGGCCGTAACAGAATACGGCTTTCCGGCATTAGCAGCAGCCTTTGCAATCTGGCTCTTCAAAGAAGAGATAGAAGCAACGACTTTGCGCATGTCGGAGATCAGCGGTGCAAAACCAAACTGCCACATAAGGTAGAGATTCGAGAAATCGACGGATTTGATCCGCGGACCCACGTCTCTTCTACCTCGGAGGTTTGTGTAGCGCCTTAGGGCGCTAGGCAAACTTCCACCCTTCATCCTAATGATTAAATCATTAAGGTTAACCAGTGAACTGCGTAGCTGCGGGGATTCAATGATATTCAATAAGGAATCAACCTCATTGGTAGCATAGAATCTACGTAGAGCTGCAGACCGGAGTTGTTGGATAGTAGCAGGATACGAAACCTGGATATTACTGTGCTCGAAAGCACCGTAAGATCCCCAAGACCACCAGTGAACGTTGGGCCCAGAATGATCGAAACGAACATTCGAAGCAACAGCGGTCTCTGATATTGAACTAATGTCCATACGCTCGAGTGAGCGCTTGGTATGAGTACAACGCTTGGTTCTTTTACTCTGGCTGAGGGAGTCCGAAATTTCGGAATACCCTTCGCTTAGTACAACAGTGGGACTAGTCCCGCCGTTATACGGACCGTTGACACCTCCAGTCGACAGATTTGTATCTATCGTTTGGAAGACGCCACCCGGTTGTGTAATAGATGGTTCCGTCCTGGTTCTAACACGCATACTTGATTTGATGGGGGAGCGCCACCGGG